ACTCTTGGTTAATCCCACCAATCCAGTCGCAGCACCACCAGCTTCAAGGGCAGCCAAGCCACGTGAAACGCCAGTCATACGAGTTTGTAACATTTGTGATGACTCGTTTGATAAACTTTGATTTAATGCTGACAAAGGTGCTGTGTATAAACCACCAAATTGACTTTGTTTAAAGATTGGGCCAGTAGTAATTGGCAAATCAGCAACGTTAACCAATGCGTCTGCAGTTTGCTTAAATGCTTGGATAACACGAGTCTGTTGAGGTGTTTCTCTACCGGTGCCACCTTGAATTGCAGCAATCAATTTATTGTTTTGTAATTCTGCACGTTTTTCGTCTCTTTGTGCTTTTGCTTCTGCACGGTCTTGTGATTCTACTTTTGCTCGCATCGCAGGAGACATTTTAGAAAGAAGTCTATCTTTCATTTCAGGAGACCAAGTTGTAGGAAAATCTTTTGGTGCTTGAATGCCGGTGCGTTCTAAAGCATCTTTCAATCTTTGGTCATATTCGGCCTGACTATTAGCACCATATAAAGAAGAGGCAAAGTCATCTTTAGCTTCAGTCTTTAGTTTTTGAGCTTGTTCTTTTGCTCTTTGTGCATTGTTCATGTATCTACGAGCTTCCATGCCAGCAACTTGAGCCTCTTTAGTTTGACCCATATCAGCAAGAAACTTTGCTTCTTTTGCTTGTGCTTGTGCGTTTTGTTCTTCTTTTTGTGCAGTCATTAAAGTTTGATTAACTAAACCAGCACTAGTCAACTCACCATCAGGAGTGGTCAGTTTGTATTGAGGCCCAAGCATATTGCCAGCCATTTGTCCTAATGCTTGTGGTTGACCACCTGCAGCACCAATAGTACCAGCCATAACAGGAAGGCCTTTAGCTTGTGCTGCTTCTTGTGCTCGTTCTTGTTGTCTTTGTTGTAATGCTTGCGATTGTAATTGGTATTGCTGATAACCTACATCTGCTTGACGCATAGCACCAGCAGGGTCATAAGAAGTTGCTAAGTTAAATAATTCTGAGCCTAAACCAGCCATAATATATCCTTAATTATTCATACCTGGTGACGGTTGATTGTATTGTGAATACAAAGTAGCCAACGGGTTAAGCACATTTTGTGCTCCAGTAGCCATTGCTTGTAAACCACCTAAATTGCCGCCTAACTGTCCAGCAATTAAATTACCTTGTGCAGTAGCACCAGTAGCGGGAGCTTGGTTAGCACCAGATAATGTAGCCAACAAGTTTTGTTGTTGTTGAGGTTAGATGTGGCATATTGCTGACCAAACTGTTGAGCTTGTAATAATCCACCACCGGATACCAAACGACCTTGTGCTGCTTGTTGAGCTTGTTGTGCTTGGAGACCTTGCTGAAGGTTAAATTGATAGCCTGGGGTTGTAGTAATTGTACTAGGGTTCATCAACAAGTTTTGCAATTGAGATGCGGCTTGTGAACGGTATGCTGCATAAGGGTCAGCTTGTAATTGACCAACTTGTTTGCCAGCTTGTCTAGCTTGCTGACCACCCATAAATTGGCTTATACCACCAATTATTTGAGCACCAGTTTTGGCATACCCTAAAACATCGCCTAATGAAGTGCCACCAGTTCCCCCTTCTGCAACAATATTGCCTGCTGCATCAAGGATATTACCACCTTGAATAGAACCCATTGTTCCATCAGCTAATTGAAATGGTACAGACTCAGCACCTGCTGCTGCGGTTTCTAATGCGGGGGTTGCTGCAGCTAATTGCTCTGCCGTTACTCCTGCTGCCGTCAAATCACCTGCAGATACACCTGCTGAAAGTAAATCAGCAANGGGAACTCCTGCGGAAACTAAATCTGCAGTGGTAGCACCTGCGGCTAAAGCATCACCAACACTAGCGGCACCTGCTGCAACGTCTGCTGCGGTAGCGACTCCTGCATCAATTGCTGTTGCACCTCCAAATATATCTGCTACGCCAGCGGCTACTCCACCCATAATCTATCCTATCATCTTAGTAAACATACGCTCAGTCTCTTTATATCCTAAACGTTCAAATATTGGCCCTACGTCCTGATGTACTTTTACATTCATGGACAGCTTTTTAACTCCGTACTGCTTCATTATCTCTTCGGTCTTAATGAACAATTTTACACCTGTCAAGCCCTTACGATAATCTTTGGCGATGAAAAAAATGTCATCCATAGCCATAAATTGGTCTTTATAATGGATGTGGTGGTATAGCAATAATATGCAATATCCTACCAATTTTCCATCATCTCTAGCAGTTACAATCTTCATACTGCCATTTTTGAACATTTCTTGATACCGCCCATAGTCTGGGTTGAGCTTAATAGTATCTTTATGTAGAGCTATTTCTTCCCAATGGTCTTCAAGTAATGGCTTAATTTCGTCAATAACTTTGTCGTAAGTCTCTTCTTTGTACTCAATCATGTATCCCCCGATTCAACGTCTACCTCAAAGTACTCTAATCTTAACGCACAATTGTCTTGGTGTAAAAGGTCAAAAGAGCGTCTACGACCCTGTCCTAATCTATGGACTTCGGATTTAGAGGTATTGAGGTTAACGTTCTGCCACGCAGAATATGTCTGATAGTCGTCTGAGGTATACCGGACTAGAGCATAGGAATCGACCTTATCTCCGACGATTTGGACGCTTCTCCAAAACTTACGTAGGTTGGTGCCACCATCGACCAAAGGAGTCCTTGCAAACACGTTTATAGGGTTTCCGTAGTCTTGGTAGGTGTTAGGGTCAAACTGATAGATAACGCCTGAATTGACGTGTTGTAGAAGGTCTAAAGTACCAAATTTGGCATAGAACTGACCAAGGAAGTATGTCTCTTGGTTATTCTCCATAGAAGACCAATATGTCCAACCATTTTGAGCAAAGTCATATACTAGGGTATACCCTAAGTCTCTCAAGGTTAGTACGTAAAGGGAATGGCCTGAAATCTTAATACTGAAGGCATAAGCATAGTCTGGATTACAACGATTCAGAATGCGTTCAATGTATTGATTTGAAATGACTTGTGGAGTCTGACCAGCCATAGCCATTACTTGATAACCCTTTTGTCTAGCGGTAGACATCCAAATTAAAGTATTGTCCATCTGCACCAAAGAATCTTCGGCTGCAATACCAAACTGAATTACAGCGTTTTGATAGGGTAAGAATGGGCTACCTGGCGAAGTTCCTGCATCATAGAAAAACTCCATGTGGTGGGAACCAAAAGTAACAATGTAGTTAATTGTTCGACCAATAGCTACAAGCGGGTCTGCATCGGATACGACTCCAATGTAGTTAATTGCTTGCCATGTGGTTGGGTCTTCTACGTTAGAGTTGTATAACAACCCTGCAGGAGTTCCAACAACATAGTACCCGTCTACGAAAACAGCACCTGAAACAGTAGTCCCAGGATAAGAGGTAGTAAAGGTAAGAGTAGTACTTCCACTAGCTGTAGCATTTTGACTTAAAGTAAGAGCAGTTCCAAATACGGTTAAAACATAAGTGCCAAGAGGTATTCCTGTTCCTGTCACAATCTGACCAACTTGAATTGCACTGTTGGATGCAGATAATGTTACTACAGGAGTACCTGATACCGTAGTACCACTTTGCGTCGTAATGGTGCCTTGAAGGTCTAAAATGGTGCCTGAAGCTAAGAAATAGACATATCCGTGGTTCTCATTCTTAAAAAAGACTTGAGTGCCGTCTACAGAATAAATCCAATCGTATTCATCACTAGCATCTACCGTGCCCTTAGCAACGTTATTGTCATAAAAGGTTCCGTTAACAATGCTGAGTAAGTGTGTGCCTGCAGCAAAGACTCCTAAACCTACACCGGTGGTAGGCGGAGTTTGGTATACCTTTAAACCTGGACGCTTAACAATTGCAGAAGATTCTTTCTTTTCAATTTCAATGATAGCGTTACCAACCTTACTATCTTTGTTTAAGGTGCCGTCACGACTTCCAATGTTATGCCCCATTGGGACACGGCTGATTGCCATAATTAGCTGTAATAT